AAACAAAAAAGAGCGTACGAAAACATGACAGAAGAAGAATTTGAATCACAGTTTAGAGGTGGCACATTACATGGGTTTAGAGATGGTGGTAGCACAATAAGACCAAAACATAAACCTCCAACAAATAGAATAGTACCAAGACCAAAACCTGATAGATATCAAGTTATGCCGGACAATCTTGATTTTAATAGATTGATGAATTCAATACGCTTTGTAGAATCTAGAGGAAATGATTTTGCTCTTAATCGTGATACACAAGCAACAGGTGCGTTTCAAATATTACCATCAACTGCTAGAGATCCAGGTTATGGTGTAACACCTTTTAAAAATTTTGATAAAGATCCGTACAATATTGTAGAACAAAGAAGATTTGCAGAAGATTATGTAAAAGCGCTTGTGAATGAATATGATGGTAGCTATGAAAAAGCATTAAGTCAATATGGAGGTGATTCCACACCTACATATTTTAACACAGTAATGGATGCATATTATAGATATGAAAAAGGTGGACTAGCAAAAAATGCAACACATGATGAAATGGTTGCGTACATAAGAAAGAACCCACAAGAGTATGCTGTAGGTGGTATAGTGAAGAAACTAGCACCAAAAGTCATAGGTAAATTAAGAAATTTTTCACCAAAGATAACAGGACCAAAACAAAAATTTAGTGTTTTTGACGAAGCAGGATTACCTGTAAAAGATTTTACTAAACTTGAGGACGCTATAGATTTTGCAAGGGATGAACCTTTATACACATTTGGAAGTACTCCTAAGCCTAAAGCAGACGACATACCTGGTGCAATGTTTTGGCCATCACGTGAGAAACTAATAGATGCACCCTTTGAGACTGCAAAAGGGTCAGAATGGTTAGCATATCTAAAACGACCGTTTGCAAAACACAATCCCATAAAAGACATGGAGTTAAATGATACATCTTTGTCAACACACTTATCTAGAAACGCTAATAACAAATTGTCAAAAGCAGACGTTGTAAAAGATTTTGATGAAAAATTAGCACCAGATATTGACGTCATAGTTTTGGGAGGTGGCAGAAGAGATGCCGGTCAATCTTTTACAAATATATTAAGAAAAGATTTACAAGGATATAGACCTGGACCATTAAGAAATGTTTTAGGAGATTTAAAACTTAAAGTGAATCCATTGGCCGAAGCTATTGGTGATAATGATAAACAAGGTATATTAAAAATAGTAGATGAAATAGAAGACTCAGTACAAAAAAATTTTGGTGTGCCAAATGCAATAACAGAGGGTTTTCCACAAAAGTTTCCGTTTGAATTAAAAGAACCATTACAAGAAATAGCACAAATATCTGGTGTAAGACTTGCAGGATTTAAAAATTATAGAAGAGAGGCACAGTACAGAGGTCAACAAACACTTAGTGGTGGATCTAACTACCGTGAGTTTTTATTTAATTATAAACACAAACCTGGTTCAATGCGAACTAAAGAGCCAACATATACTTATGCACATGATTTTGGATTGAACACCTCATCGCGTGCAGGTGGTTTTGTACACATGCGTACGTCTGATAGAACAGATGCTTTTGGTAGAAGAGTACTACACATAGAAGAGATACAATCTGACATGCATCAACCAATAAACGCTGCAGCAAGAAGAGTAAAAAAATATCAAGCACAACAGGCAGCGAAAGGACAACCTTTATCTGATACGAGAGCATATCAAGATGATCTAAGACAATCAAAATATTCTCCACGTGCAGATATGGCAGAGGACGTAAGTCAAACTGCTAATGAACAACAAATGATGTTAATACAAGCAAAAATAGATGATTTGTTACAATTACCACAAACACAACAGATACAAACTAGAATAGCTAGGTTAAATAGAGAACGTGCAAAGGTAAGAAAAATTATTGCAGATGAAGGAAAAAGATTAAGAGAAAGCAGACAAACTAGTGACATACCTCAAGGACCTTACAGTAAAACAGAAGACTACAACGAGTTTGTTATGAAGTATGCATTGAGAGTGGCGCAAGAAGGTGGCTATGATGGTATATCTATATCGTCACCGCAGATAAAAAATCTAAGCACCTCGCAAGGAAGTAGAGATTATATGGGTAATATCACAGCTTACGGTCCAATAGCACAAGGTGCTATGAAAAAGGTTGGTAAGAAAAGTGGTGCAAAGTTCATGAAAACTGTTATAACTGATGGTAGTAATAGGGCTTACGAAGTTCCTACCTTGATAATTAAAGATAATCCTGCAGCACAGGATATAATTAGCAAAGGATTAGGAGCATACAAGAGAGGGGGATTAGCTGTAAATGGCTGACGATAATAAAAATAATATAGATAAAGCATTAGAAGCACTTACAGGTGCATTGGATATAGAGCCAACTGGTGAAGAAATAGACGTAACACCTAAAGGTGTAGAGTTTGAATCTGATTTTGAAATAATGGAAGATGGCAGTGCTGAAGTTAATTTAGATCCAAACGCACCAATAGATAAAACAAACATACCACATGATGCTAACTTAGCAGAATACATTGAAGATGAAGAATTAGGTAGATTTGCAGGTGATCTACTAGCAGAATTCGAAGCGGATAAAGACTCAAGAAAAGATTGGGAAGATACCTATATCAAGGGTCTTGACATGTTAGGTTTTAAATTTGAAGACCGAACACAGCCGTTCGAAGGAGCGTCCGGGGTCGTACATCCCTTACTCGCTGAATCTGTTACACAGTTTCAAGCTCAAGCGTATAAGGAACTTCTCCCCCCAAGCGGCCCCGTACGAACTCAAGTAATAGGATTATCTACACCTGAAGTAGAAGATCAAGCAAAACGTGTGCAAGAATTTATGAACTATCAAATCACTGAGGTGATGCAAGAATACGATCCAGACATGGATCAGTTGTTATTCTATCTACCTCTCTGTGGTTCTGCATTTAAAAAAGTTTACTACGATGGTTTAATGAAAAGAGCTTGTGCAAAGTTTGTTGCAGGTGAAGATTTAGTTATAAATTATATGGCAACAGATTTAGAATCAGCAGATAGAATTACACACGTAATAAAAACTAGTGGCAATGATGTGCGTAAGCAACAGCTACAAGGTTTTTATCGTGACATAGAATTAGCTACAGGTTCAGTTGATCCTGACGATGTAGCAGATAAAGTGGACGAATTACAAGGATCTGAAAAAAGTTACGGATCTGGAGATGACGAACACATTATTTTAGAGATGCATATTAATGCTGATGTACCAGGTTTTGAAGATACATCTGGTGTAAAATTACCTTACATTATTTCTATAGATCAATATTCACAAGAAATATTATCTATTAAAAGAAATTATGCAGAAGGTGATCCAAACTTCATGAAGAATCAATATTTTGTACATTACAAGTTCCTCCCAGGATTAGGCTTTTATGGATTTGGTCTGATTCACATGCTAGGTGGATTATCAAGAACTGCAACAAGCGCTTTGCGACAACTGATTGATGCAGGAACTCTTGCTAATCTACCAGCAGGTTTTAAAGCAAGAGGTATGCGTATACGTGATCATGATGAACCACTACAACCTGGTGAGTTTAGAGATGTAGATGTAACAGGTCAGTCTATAAAAGAATCTCTAATGATGTTGCCTTACAAAGAACCGTCAGCTGTATTATTTCAACTACTAGGTTTTGCTGTAGATGCAGGTAAATCATTTGCTGCAATAGCAGATATGAAGATGGGTGAAGGTAACGAACAGAACCCTGTAGGCACAACACTAGCGTTGATAGAGCGTGGTACAAAAGTTATGAGTGCAATACATAAAAGATTACACTACGCACAAAAAATAGAATTCAAATTATTGTCAAAAGTTTTTCAATTATATTTACCACCACAGTATCCATACATGGTTGCAGGTGGCAATCAAATGATAAAAGCTGCTGACTTCGACAACAGAGTAGACGTCATGCCTGTATCAGATCCTAATATATTTTCTATGGCACAACGTATTACACTTGCACAGCAACAATTACAACTTGCTCAAGCTGCACCACAGTTACATAATTTACGAGAAGCGTACAGAAGAATGTATGACGCTATGGGTGTTGACAACGTAGAAGGCATATTAAGGCCAGATCCTGACATGCCAAAACCTATGTCACCTGCTATGGAGAATGCGTCTGCTATGCGTGGTAAAGATCCAAAACCTTTTCCTATGCAAGACCATCAAGCACACATCGCTGCTCACGCAGAATTTATGTTTACAAGAATGGTGCAGATAAATCCACAGTTATACGCTATGTTACAAGCACACGTCTCTGAGCACATATCTTTGTTAGTGTCAGAACAAATGCAACAAAAGTATGCACCACAGTTTCAAGAGTTACAACAAGCTATGCAACAAGCACAGCAAAATCCACAGGCTATGCAACAATTGCAACAGCAAATGGATCAATTAGTAAATCAACAAGCTTCTGAACAAGCACAGATGGAAGCACAGATGACAAAACAATTAGCGTCTGATGAAGAAGCTAGAATAAGCAAAGAAGCTCAAGATCCTCTTGTAAAACTAAAACAACAAGAAATTGACTTGAAAGCTATGGAAACACAAGCTAGACTACAAAAAGATATGATGGTTGACGCTGAAAAGTTAGATTTACAAAGAGATCAACTTGAGGCTAATACTACAATTGATTTAATGCGTGTTGCAGCTGACGTTAACAAAGAAGATTCTACTGAAGCAATGGCACTATTGAAAGAAAACATGGCTAACACAAGGGAGGCCATGAAACAAAATGCAAACGGCAATGGAAAAAG